TGAAAAGGCTGTTATCCCACTAGTGCCATCATAAGTAGAACTTACATATCCGGGAACACTTGAATACCTAATTGTTAGTAAGGCTTCTTCATTATCATTCTCTCCTATTGTAACGTCACCATCAACCTGTAGTGTAGAAGCCATATCGACAGCACCATCAATGTCTACGACATCTAGGTTAGTTGTGCCATCTACGTCTATGTCTCCAGAGATGTCTAGGCTTCCTGCATCTAACTCTCCAGTTAAAGTAATGTTTCTAAAACTTCCAATGTCTTTATTGCTATCTACAACAACACCTAAACTAGCAGATACTGTACCTGCTGTTACACCATCAAGAACATTCAATTCTGCAGGTGTTGAAGTTATTGCAGTAGTTGTAACTGCTGCCAAGACTGGAATATATCCACCTTGATTGATTAAATATTGTGTGTGGTCTCCTGTAGGGTCTACAATACTAAGTGTAGTTTCGTGTGCATCTGCTGTAGCTCCTTCAAATATAATAGCATTTGAAGCCTCCATAGTAACAGTATCTACAGTTGTTGTAGTTCCTGCTACAGAAAGATTAGGAACTAATAATGTTCCTGTACTAGGATTGTAACGTAGTGCACCTGTGTCATCTAAGAGTCCGTCAGACTCATCGTGGAAAACAACAGGGAAGTTTGTATTTGCTGTACTGTCTGTAACTGTAGCTTTAGATGCTGTACCAGTTACATCACCTGTTAAAGGACCTGCAAATGCATCAGAGGTTACTGTTCCGTCAAAGAAAGCATCTTTAAACTCTAAAGAACTTGTACCTAAATCTATTTCATTATCAGTTACAGGATATAGTGCTGAAGCTGTTAGTGTTAGTCTAGCTGCATTGTCTGCTTTAAAATCTATTTCGTTTGCTGTACCAAAGTCAATAGCGGTTTGAGAATCTTCTCCTAAAATTAAATCAGTTGCATATATTGAAGTTATACCTGTTTGTGCTGCGTCTACAGCAAAATCTATATTATCATTTGATGTATCGTATGTTACAGTTATACCACTTTCTGTATTGCTAGAAAGCATATTAGTTCCTACAGTATCTCTAATATAAGTAGCTAAAGCTGTTCCATCTACAGTTATTGCGTCAGCTTCTAATGTACCATCTATATCTGCATTACCACTAATATCTAATGTGGCTGCATCTAATTCTCCTGATATAGTAATATTAGTACCACCTGTTATAGCACCATCCATAGCAACAGCACCATTAATATCTATTGTAGTGGCTGTTAGTTCTATTTCTGTATCAGATACTAAGTCTAAGACACCATCAGCAGATTGATAAATATAAGTACCTGAATCACCGAATTGTAATTGGTCGGTACTTGAAAGAAGTAAACCTGTGTCAGCTACGTGAGTTAATGATACGTCTTGGTCATCTCCGAAGTTTATAACTGCTCCATCGGCTAAGAATAAATCTGAGAACTCTAGAGAACTAGTACCTAGAGCAGCACCATCAGATGCGTCAGGTACAAAAGCTGTAGTAGCTGTAATTGTTGTTCCTTGTATAGTTGTACCAACAATAGTAGTTGCTGAACTAGCACCTATTGTTGCTCCGTCTACTGTACCACCATTAATATCGGCAGTATCTGCAACTAAGCTATCTATATTAGCTGTACCATCTATGTAAAGATTGTTCCACTCAGAGCCAGAAGCACCAAGGTCATACGTAGCATCAGCACTTGGTAAAAGGTGAGAAGCAACATCAGCACTAAATGCTACAGTATCTGAAGCTGCATCACCAAATGTTAAGTTACCTGCTATTGTAGCAGTACCAGTAACTGTTAAGTTTCCACCAACTGCTAAGTTTCCTGATATATCTGCAGCACCATTTATGTCTATGGTAGTGGCTGCTATTTGAACTTCTGTATCGGCTACTATGTCAAGTTGTCCATCAGTACTAGAATAAATATATAATCCTGTGTCTCTAAACTGTACTTTTTCTGTTGAGTTAATTAATAGGTCATCTGAAAATTTAAAATAATCCTCATCTTCCATCCATGTTAAAACACCATCATTAGAATTAGCATTAAAAGTAATAACTATATCTGTGTCTGCGCCTGTACCAAAACTTAATGCATTACTATAAAGTGTTGAAAGAGGTCCTCCATCTCCTGTGGTGCTGCCGTCATGTGTGTGACCTGTGCTTACATTAAATGCGTTTACTAATTGGTTAAATTCGTTATTAAATAGTGCAGCAGTGATTGTATCTCCATCACTGAATGAACTTTGTCTTACATAAGTAGCCATTTATATATATCTCCTATTGTCTTCCTGATGGTCTATAATTTACGTATAGTCCATTAATTGAATATGGTGCATTAGTATCATTACTAAATACTTTAAAAAAATTACTATGTCCGCTACCTGTTAAATTTTGCTGTACTAAAGGCTGTTCTGTTGCTCCAAGTTTTTGAGTTCCAAATACTGCTGTTCCAAAAATAGCAGGTTTTGGTATAGCACTTAAAACTATATCAGCAGGTTGTGGACTATTTAAACTGTCATAATCAAATCTAACTCTAAGTGAAGGTTGACAGTCTCCTTCTGGAGTAAAAGCAAGTTTAACATAATCTAAAGTTTTTCGAGTTCCTAAGTCACCATAATCATAATCAGGCGATTGATATTCTGCTTCAATACTTGTACCATTAAAACTATTACCTGTATTATGATTATATATCTTACCATCTTTGTCACCATGATATGCTTTTTCTACTCCTGAACTAGTAAATCCTGATGTAATAGCAGGTGCTGATATTCCTAATGTTTCTGACCATTCAAATCCGTTAGTTCTTAGTGTTCCTATAACACCCCTTGAAACAAATTGACTATCTGATACTTTACTATAAAACATTCTGTACTGTGATTTATTTCTTAATACAACACTACTAAATTGGAAAGTATCAGCACCATTAGCAATAGTATTTATTATTGGTTGTATAGCCTGACTAATTGTGCCTAACTCAACATCACCAATTCTAGCTGTACCGGCAACTGTTCTAAATCCGTCAGGTGCTAAAAATATAAGGTCACCTGCAATTTCTTGAATTGTTTGACCATCTAAACAACCTACGTTTTTTGTAACTGGTACAACAGCAATAGTACTAGAGTTATTAATATTTTGTAGTTTAAATATTGAGTTTTGACAAAATATAAATAGTTCATTACGGAAACTTTTTAAACCTACAACTTTATCTTCTAAAGTTATACTACCTGAACCTGTACTACTAAAACTATCTATGTCATTAGTACCGCTATAATAAATTGTGTTTGGTGTAGTAGGGTCTCCTGATACTACTAAATGCTTATCATGTATTGTACAGAATCTAGCTTTAGTAGAACCATCAATAGTTATTTGACTTGCAAAAAAAGTTCTATTAGCTACATCTGAATCTGTTCCAGTCATTTTAAATAAGAATGGTAAGTTAGTACCACTTTTATCTGTTATAACTACTTCACCATAATCAGATGCACCTTCAAAAATAGCAAACTCACACTGGTCTACGCTTGTTAAAGATAGTTCACTTCTACCTGTGAATGTACTATAATTATCTCCGCCTCCTGCAACACTTGCTTTATTTAACTGCAACCAAGTACTTTCTCCGTCTTGACTAAAAAATACATCGTTACCTGCTACAGCTATTAAACCATCTGCATAAACTAATAAACCTTCTATGTCTTCTGAAGAATTAGGTAGTGTATCCCCAAATAAACTAAATCCATTTATTCTTCTGTAAGTACCTTCATCAGATACTTCAAAGTTTCTTAACTTCGTAGCAACTCCCGGTGTCTTTAACAACGCTGAAGAGTTAGTAGACTTATTAAGCCCACCTACTAAATCTACTGAAAATGGTTGAGAACCTGCCATTTAGAAATACGTCCTATCATCTGTTATACATTTAGGAGTAGGATTAATTAAATTAGATTTCATAGTCCTCATATTTTTTTTGTAGTCATCAAGTGCAAAAGCTGCTTGTTGAATATTTTCTTTAAACTGATGCACGTAATATCTTGTTCGTGCTGTTATAACATTGCTATATTGTTCTGGCATAACAATAGTATCATCGTGAGCTGATAAGGCTGTAGGTTTTGTGAAAGCATAAAAATGTACGTTATATACTTTATCTGGTATTGGACTTAATCCAAACTTTCTGTGGTCCGGGCTTTTAATAACATATACGGGTTCTCCGTGAGAAGCATCTGAACCTTCTGCATCATCAGCATTTTCACTATCTCTATAGTATCTTTTCCAATCTGTTAGTGTTAAAAATTTTAAACCCTTAGAAATGTAAGGAGTTGTTTCTCCACTTACATTTATTGTTGTTAAATAAAAATCATCCCAATCTACTGATGAGTAATCGGTTGTTATACTAGAACTGTCTGCTTTTAGCGTATACCATCTAGTTCCTGCTACTGAAGCAACAGTTACGTTTCCATAGAAAGGGTCTGTTCCTCCGCTAACTCCTGCTGAGAAAAAAGGTAACTGTGGTTCTTCATTAGCTATATCAAATATAGATTTATTAATTGAATCTTTTATAAACGCTTGTAGACCTGTAGCATCACTAAAATTTGAAGAAGTTAAAACAACTTCGTTTAATTCTCTTAATACTTCATTTGTTAAACCTAAATATGTTGTAGCCATTTACTTTTCTTCTTTTTTAATTTCTTTTGTTTTTTTAGGTTCTTTTTTAAACCATTTACCAACAATTTTTGTGTTGTAATGGTTAGTTATCCATTTATTATAATCCCACATAGTGTATCCTCTACTTTAATAAAAAGAGGAGAAGTCCAAAGAGACTCCCCCAAATTTTATACATTATTAACTCGCTTGAGTTGTTGTAATTCCGTCTTGAACTTTAACTTGTCCGTCAAGATACCAGTTAGTGCCATCAGACCATACATGAACATAATCTCCATGAACTGCCTTGTTGGCTACTAATGTGATAGTATCTGCATCTGTAACTGTAGCTACGCTTCCTGCTGCATCTTCCGGAGAAGATACGTTACCTACAATAATATTAGCACTAGATGCTGTTACTATTGTATGAGAACTTGTAGGTTCAGTTGCTCCGACATAAAACCAATACTCTAATCCTGCTGCAGGAGAAGGTAGGGTTTGTATTCTAGCTGTTGCAGTATTCATAACAAAACGAGT